CCGAAAAGGTCTGGCGCACCCCGATCCGCTTTGCTAGGCGAGCGCTTCAGGCACCCGTAGCTCAGCTGGATAGAGCGCTGCCCTCCGAAGGCAGAGGCCACTGGTTCGAATCCAGTCGGGTGCACCAAACTTCATTTATTTTCCGCTAATTGCAATTCCTTGGCGGCATCCTTGGCTAACCTTTCCGCAAGGTTAGCCAAAAGCTTGTCCGCAGCTGTGTCTGAAAGCGTGCGCTGATCGGCTGCGGCGGTGTACCGCGCGACCTCGCTGTCGGTCGTGTGACCGGTCCACGCCTTGATCTCCTGATTCGAGCAGCCGGCCTCGGCGCAGCGCCGCGCGGCGGCCGTGCGTAGTTTTTCGATCTGGTCGCGCTTGGCGTTGTCCTCGATCTTGCGCCGCTCGGTGCCGATCTGCTCGTAGACCGACAGGTTGGCGAGCGTGGTGATGCGGATGGCATTCTTCGGGAATTTCGGGACGCGCACCGCAGTGAGCCCGCCAATCTTCTTGTCGGAGAGCAGCACGTCGCGCGCGAGCTGTTCGGTCGCGCGGTCGCCCGATGCGTTGACGATCGAGAAATACTTGTCGTTGACCAGCTCGCGCCCGACGATCGCGACAAGATCGGTATCCTCGCGGTAATTCTCGTGCAGCAGCTCGATGCCGGCGAACACCAGCGCGTCGATGTTGACGTAGTCGACCTCGGTGCCGACCTCGCCTGCGCCCACATAGATCGCGCCGGCCGCGGTCACGACACCGTCCGCGTCACGGGTTTCCGCCTTCAGCTCGCCGCCCGCGGCGTGGCGCTCGGGCGCATCCTCGCGGATATCCTGGAGCCAGCCCTTGTTGACGTCCTGAAGCAGCGGATAGGCGACCGGATCGGTGTCCTTCGCCATGAACAGGCCATTAAAACCGATGGTGATGATGTCGACCGCCTTCGCGCTGACGATCGCGTCGCGCAGCAGCGTCTGGAAATTGGGCTGATGCGCCCAGGCGTCGAGCGTCTCGTAGCGGATCAGCGTGTCGAAGTCGGTCTTCTCACACCGGTAGCGGGTCTCGTCGAGGTCGCCGGGATGATGTTGATCTTCGACAGGAAGTCGCTCGATCCCTTCAGCTTGGCGCGCAGCGTCTGCGCGATGGCGGGCAGCACCTCGAAGGCGCGGCTGGGGTCGGCGACGTTGTTCAGCTTGCCGATCTGCTGGGTATAGGCGTCGTACTTGGTGCGGGTGGCGTTGAGCATCGGGGCGGTTCCTGTGAAGGCGGACTGGCGGGGCGGTCGGTGTCGGGCGCGGCAGATCAGCAGTCGGTGACGGCGTCGTCCCCTGCCCCCGATGCCGGCGCGCGCGAGAAGCCGGGCTGCTCCGTGGCGGCCAGCTGCGTCTTCAGCGTCGGAAGCTCGCGCTGCAGCGAGGCATGTGCGTCGGTGACCGGCTTCAGCGCCGCGCTCAGCGAGCCGCTGAATGCGGTTCGCATGTCGGTGGCGAATGTCGCCGGCTCGAAATTGTCGTTGGCGGGCGGCGGCGTGACGGGCTCGGCGGGTTTGAATTTGGCGGCGACGGCCGAGAACAGGCGATCGACGATGCTGTCGACCTTCTCCTGTTCGGCCTGCTTCGCCTCGAATTCGATCGCGACGGCGTCGGACCCCGAGGCGAACACCGTGCCTGGCGCGCGGTGCGAGAATTGCAGGCGCTCGGTGCCGATCGACGCGGGCGTGTCGGTGAAGGCGAGGCCGATGATGCCAAACTTGCCACTGCCGGCATAATTGGGGGTGAGTTCGACCGAGGGAAACGGCTGCTGGTCGGCCCTGGCGAGCGCGACCAGCTGGTCGTTGCCCTCGACGATCGCGTACAGCGCGCGGCGCTTCTCGCTCTTGCCGGCGATGACGATATCGTCGGTCTTGGCTTCGAGCGAGACGACGTCGCCATAGCCGTTGAAGGGCGGCTCCGGGCTGTAGCCGGAGACATGCTCGAGGTTGATCCGCGGGGAATAGGTCGCCGGCGCGAAGGTCGCGACGCATTCGTCGATCATCTCCGGCGTGACCTTCCGGCCATCGCTGATGGTCGCGCCTTCGACGAAGGCGCGGAACGGCTTGCTCTTGGTGCGCATGGCGGCTGATCCTCGGTTCGATTGCGGCGCGCCGGGCGCCGTTTGTTGGATCGAACAGGGACGAAGACAGCCGCAGTCTCAAGCGGCCGGTCTTGTAGAATGGCTTTCTACAAGAGACGGGAGCGACGTTAGCCGTCAATCACACGGTGGTTGTGCATCGGAGATAGCAACACTTGCTGGGGGATTTTGATTGTCGCAGCAGGAATGTCCGAAAGTGGTGGTGAGCTGCCATTCATTCACCGATGCTGGCGTGATACAAAAGCTTACCGGTCTTGTTCGAGAAGCAGGTTATGCTTGTGCCGCCGACGACCCCCCAGTGCGGTCGTAGCTCGACGCAGTTGCGATCCGGAAAGGAGACCGTCACGGGCAGAAGCAAGTCCTGGATCTCTTTGGTCGTGCTACGTTCTTCGCGGGCTTTGATTGCGTAGGCGCGACGTTCCAACGGCGCGTCCTGACGGTAACGCACCTCTTGCTGCAACCGGCGAAGGCGACTTTCCGCCGTAAGCCAAAGGCCTGCAAGCGCGGCGCAGGCAGTCACAAGAACAAGACCGAGGAGGGGTGCCCAGCGTCGCATACGTCAGATCAGCACTTAGCACGTATGTCCGCAAGTGGGCGGAAGCGGAATGGCAGCTTTCGGGCTTTAAGCACGACGCTGCTTCCGTGAACGGCATCCTCAATCCGGCGCTCTTGTAGAAAGACATTCTACAAGAGCCGTGGGAAGCGGTCGGCCGAAGGGCGTGGCTAGGCTCGCCGACCATGTCGATCCTTGCCGACCCGCTTACCCTCCCCGTCGAAGAACGGGTGCGCCCGGCGCGCAGCCTGTACTGGCGTGGCTGGAGCCTCGCGCAGATCGCCGACGAGCTGGCGGTCAAATATGACACGGTGAAGAGCTGGGCGCGTCGTCACGGCTGGGATGAGGCGCCGTCGATCCGCAAGCTGGAGGACTGCCTCGAGACGCGGCTGATGGTGCTGATCTGCAAGGAGAAGAAGACCGGCGCCGATTATACCGAGCTCGATGCGCTGCGCCGCCAGGTCGAGAGCCTGGCCAAGGTCCGCCGCTACGAAGCGCCCGGCGGGCATTCGGGTGATCTGAACGACAAGGTCGCCAACCGGAACGCGGGCGAGAAGAAGAAGGCGAAGAAGAACCACTTCACCGCCGACCAAGCGGCCGAGCTGAAGGCGATCTTCCTTGATCAGCTCTATGGCTATCAGGAGGCATGGTTCGCGGCGCTGACGTTCCGCACGCGGATGATCCTCAAATCACGGCAGATCGGCGCGACCTATTATTTCGCGTTCGAGGCGCTGATCGACGCGATCGAGACCGGCCGCAACCAGATCTTCCTGTCGGCGTCGAAGGCGCAGGCGCACCAGTTCCGCAGCTACATCGTCAGCTTCGCCAAGCTGGTCGGCGTCAGCCTCGCCGGCGATCCGATGCTGATCACCAGCGAGCTGCGCCCGGCCGAAGAAGCCGCAGCCGAGCTGCATTTCCTCGGGACCAATTTCCGCACCGCGCAGGGACGCCACGGCAATTTCTATTTCGACGAGTTCTTCTGGGTCCACAGCTTCGAGGAGCTGAACAAGGTCGCCTCGGGCATGGCGACGCACCGGAAATGGCGGAAGACCTATTTCTCGACGCCGTCGACGATCGCGCATCCGGCCTATCCCTATTGGACCGGCGAGCGCCGCAACAAGCGCCGCCGGAAGGAAAACCGCGTCGAGATCGATGTCAGCCACGCCGCGCTGAAGGACGGCGCGCAAGGGCCCGACCGCGTGTGGCGGCACATCGTCAACATCCGCGACGCCGAGGAAGCCGGCTGCGACCTGTTCGATATCGAGGAGCTGGAGGACGAATATGCGCCCGACGAATTCGCAAACCTGTTCCTGTGCGATTTCGTCGACGACAGCCTGTCCGCGTTCCGGTTCAACGACCTGGTCAAATGCGGCGTCGATACCGTCGAGGAATGGACCGACTATAATCCGGACGCTGAGCGCCCGTTCGGTACCGGTATCGTCTGGGCGAGCTATGATCCGCAGAACAGCGTCGACGGCGACAATGCCGCGCTGGTGATCGCCGCGCCGCCCGCCGAGCAGGGCGCGCCGTTCCGGCTGCTGGAGAAGCACCAGCTGCGCGGGCTCGATTTCGAGGAGCAGGCGACCTTCATCAAGGGCGTGCTGTCGCGCTACTTCTGCACCTTCCTCGCGATCGACGCGACCGGCGTCGGCGCCGGCGTCTATCAGCTGCTCGCCAAACCCGAGGCCGGGCTGCGCGGCGTCACCAAGGTCGAATATTCGCTCGAGGTGAAGGCACAGATGATCATGAAGGCGCAGCACGTCATCGCGCGCGGTCGCATGCTGTTCGATGCCGGCTGGCTCGACGTCGTGTCGTCCTTCGTGTCGATCAAGAAGACGCTGACCACCTCGGGGCGCAACGTCACCTTCAAGGCGGGGCGCGGCGGTGACGAGGGTCACGCCGATCTCGCCTGGGCGACAATGCAGCTGCTCAACAACGAACCGCTCGACGGCAAGGAAAAGCCGAAGGCCACCATGGAGATCCTGTAATGGGCAAGGGACGCGCGCGCCGCATGGG